CATCAATACAACTAAAACTAATATCATGAATGATGATTTAGATGAAAAAGCTTATTCAGCTTTTATGATTAATCGTAGTCTTTCTTATTTTAATGATACTGTTTTAATGGCTAATGAGATGAATCTTAATCATAATCTTGATAGTCGGCTTCAGTATGACTTTTATCTTGAAATTGTTCGTAAAAGAAAAAGGTTTTCTAAATGGACTAAAGAAGATAAATCAAAAGATGTTGATGCTATTAAAGAATATTATGGATATTCAAAAGCAAAAGCATATCAAGTTCTACCGTTAATAACAAAAGAACATTTGGAAAAAATTCATTCATCAATTAGTAAAGGTGGTAAAACCCGCTAAAAATTTAATTAGTATAAATATATCTATCATGAGTACATTATCGTGAATAGAATATATTAAAAAGTGAGTTGAAAAAATGAATGAAGAAGCTACTTTAGTAGACTGGTCTCCTGAATCTATGTTGGAGATTACTCTTAACGATCCAGATGATTTTTTAAAAGTTAGAGAAACTCTTACACGCATTGGCGTTGCATCTAGAAAAGAAAAGAAATTATTTCAATCTTGTCATATACTACATAAACAAGGTCGATATTTCATTGTACACTTCAAAGAATTATTTTTGCTTGATGGTAAAAAATCTACTCTTGAAGAGACTGATATTGCTAGACGAAATACGATTGCTACGTTAATTTCTGACTGGGGCTTGATTACAATAGATAATATTCAAAAAGCTTTACCAGTTGCACCTTTAAGACAAATTAAAATAATTTCTTTTAAAGATAAAAACCAATGGGAATTGTGTCCAAAGTATAATATTGGTCGAAAATAATTTTTTTTGATATAAGCTATTTACTTTTTTAAACAAAGTACTATATATACTATAGAGGCAATTCATAGGAATTGTCCAAAGACGGAGGGATGCAGAATAGTCTGGTCCCAGAACATTCTTGCTTGGAAGAGGAGAACACCAAAATGACAGGCATACAAACACTATTTCCGCGATCATCTTTTGTAGGATTTGATCATCTGTTTAATGAAATGGAACATACCGTTCGTCACGCAGCAGATCACTATCCGCCCCATAATATTATTAGAGCATCTGAGCACGAGTATCTTATTGAACTCGCAGTTGCTGGTTTTTCAAAAGATGAATTATCAATAGAAGTTAAAGATAGAACTTTGATGATAACTGGAGAACATGTAAGCAAAGGAAGAGATTTTATTCATCGTGGTATTAGTACCAAAAAGTTTAAACGTACTTTTCGATTGTCTGAACACGTTCAAGTAAACGGAGCAGATATTCAAGATGGCATACTTGCTGTAGAACTGAAGTATGAAATCCCAGAAGAAATGCGTCCTCGTAAAATTTCAATTGGAAAAAACGAGGAAAACTCAAATGCAACATATACTAACAAGTCACAACTACTTAACGAAAGCAATTAGTTCATTAATGGATCTAATTAACGATTCTCTCAACCGTTTGTGGAATTCTATGATTAGAGCCAGACAAGTAGAAGCAAACCGAAAAATTGCTCCTATGCTAAAAAGCGAATATCCAAATATGACAGTAGATCAAATTTGGGATTTATTGAATAGAAATACCATGGGTTTAGAAAACTTAGATCATCTTCCAAAGGCAGAAAGATGATGGAATTACTTATGAAACTATTCAAATTTGTTAAGCCTAAAACTGAGATTGAATTGAGAGATGAATATTTCTCAAAAGCTAAATCTCACGCCGATCTTGAAAGGCGAATGAAAGTATGGGAGAATGATAACCTCAGAGGTTGGGGGTGATTGTATACGTTATGGTAATGAATTACCGATTATACCGACAAATAATAGAATATTTTTGGTATAAAATAAATTAAAAATTGGGGCATTTCTGCCCCAATTACACACTACACAGTTATGATTAATAAAACCATCTTTTATTAATCATAACACAGTTATGGAGAATATAATGAAAGAATATATTAATGATGCTTGGAACAGCGTAATGGATGCGAATATCAATCCATTAAAAAATATCCCTAATTTACAAGTCCGACATCTTATTATGCAAATTCTTGCTTGGATGTGGGTATCAGTATGCTCTATGTATATTGGTAGTATTGTTTTTTGGGGAATCAATGCAATTGCTCACACGCTCTTACTTGCTGCTATTGTAATTACAGTTGGCACTTTTGAGACCGCAAAAAGAAATCCTAAAGCTTTTACTAGAATTGATGGATATAACGGTCGCCAGAAAAACGGCGAACACAATTAAAGGAACACACACATGACACAGAAAAACCCCTTTGAAATTAGAGCTGAAATGCTTCAAATGGCTAAAGACTATATGGATCAACAATATAAAATGAATATTCAACTTGCGACTGATATGTATGATCAAGGTCAAAAAAATATGGTAGAATTACAGGATGCGTATAAAATGTATTCAGTTGAAGACATGATGGAAAAAGCTAAAGAAATGTATTCTTTTGTCTCGAAGAAAGATTAAAGGTTTACATTACTTCTATATTATGTTATAATTACTCCAATGACGGAGGAATGTTTTGAATAATTTTTACACATCAGTTAATCGGTATGGTAATACTATTTTATATAGAGGCTATACTGAAAACGGTACTCGAATAGAAGACCGAATTAAATTTGGTCCAACACAATATTTGCCATCGAAAGAACCTACAAAATTCCGTTCTTTCGATGGCGGCTATTTAAATGCTATTAAATTTCAAAAAATGAGTGAGTCAAAAGATTTTCTTGAAACTTATAAAGAAATGGAAGGCGTTAAAGTATATGGCACCCGAAATTATATCCAACAATTTATTACAGATAAATTTCCAACTGATATAAAATTTAATCAAAATCATATCAATATAGTTAATTTTGATATTGAAGTTGCATCAGACGATGGATTTCCTGTTCCAGAAGAAGCTGCATATCCTATTATATCAATTGCTCTTAAATCTAGTAAATCTTCCATCTATGAAGTTTGGGGATTAAACGATTATGATCCAGCAAAAACAGAATTAGAAATGAATGGTGATCTAATCAAGTATCATAAATTTGATACTGAAAAAGCTATGTTAGCTTCATTTTTACATTATTGGGTAAACAATTATCCAGATGTTATTACAGGTTGGCATATTCGTTTCTTTGATATTCCTTATCTTGTAAATCGTATCAAAAATATTGGTACTGAAGAAGCAGCTAACAAACTTTCTCCATGGAAGCTAGTTAATGATAGACAAATAACTAAGATGGGCCGCACTCAATATAGTTATGAATTAGTTGGTATTCAAACCGCAGACTATATTGAATTATTCAAAAAGTTTGGTTATTCATATGGCGCTCAAGAATCTTATAAGCTTGACCATATTGCTTATACAGTTCTCAATGAAAAAAAATTATCTTATGAAGAACATGGTAATCTTCATAGTCTATATAAAGCTGACCATCAAAAGTTTATTGACTATAATATTAAAGATGTTCAACTTGTAGACCGTATTGATCAAAAAATGGGTCTTATTAATCTTGGATTGACTATGGCATATAAAGGCGGTGTTAATCTTGGTGATACGATGGGCACAACTTCAATATGGGAATCAATCATTTATCGAAGACTTCTTAAAAATAATATAATATCACCAATTGAACAGATTAAACCATGTATGTATGCTGTTCATGGAGCTACTGAAACTTCAAAGAAAAACCCAGCTGGTAATTTAGATCGTACCCGTGAACCACAAAAATCTCACGCAATTGCTGGAGGTTATGTTAAAGATCCACATGTTGGTTCACATGATTGGGTCGTATCATTTGATTTAAATTCTCTATATCCAAACATAATTGTTCAATCTAATATATCACCTGAAACTCTTGTAAAAGATAAATCATTTGGTCAATATCCTCAAGGCGTTGATCATTATTTTACTGCAGGTGAGACTGCTTCTAATGAGTATTCTATATGTGCAAGTGGTGTCCCATTTAGTAAAAATAAGCAAGGTATTATTCCTGAACTAATTGTTGAATATTATGCTGAACGTAGCGTAATTAAACAAAAAATGCTTAAGGTAAAACAAGAGTATGAGCAAACAAAAAATGTAGCTCTTGAGTCAGAAATTAATCAGCTAGAAAATAATCAAATGTCTATTAAGATTTTACTTAATTCTTTGTATGGCGCAATGGCAAATAAGTATTTTAAATATTTTGATAATGCTCTTGCCGAAAGTGTAACTCTTACTGGTCAACTTTCAATAAAGTGGGCTGAAAGAGCTATCAATATTGAAATGAATAAAATACTTAAAACTAAAGGAGAAGATTATGTTATTGCTATTGACACTGACTCAGTCTATATTAATTTTGGTCCTCTTATTGCTCAACTGGCGCCAAAAGACCCTGTTAAAGCATTGGACAAAATATGTAAGACACACTTCGAACCTATAATTGCTAAGTCATATGATGAATTATTTCATAGATTAAATGCTTACACTCCTCGTATGGAAATGGGCAGGGAAGTTATAGCTGATCGTGGTATATGGACAGCGAAGAAAAGATATATTCTCAATGTACATAATAACGAGGGTGTACAATATGCTGAACCAAAACTTAAAATTATGGGTATTGAAGCTATTAAATCAAGTACTCCTGAAGTAGTTCGTGATAAATTTAAAGAAGCATTTAAAATAATTGTTACTGGATCTGAAATTAAAACTCGTAAGTTTATAGATAACTTCAGACAAGAATTTAAATCATTATCTCCCGAAAAAGTATCATTTCCTCGTGGAGTGTCAGAAGTTACTAAATGGCAAGATAGAAATTTAATTTATAAAAAGGGTACACCAATTCATGTTCGTGGTTCTCTTTTATATAATCACGAAATTAAAGACAAAGCTCTTAATAAAAAATATGATATGATACAAAATGGCGAAAAGATTAAATTCACTTATCTTAAGATGCCTAATCCTATTAAAGAAAATGTCATATCCTTTCCAGAATACTTACCACCCGAGCTTAATCTTCATAAATATATAAACTATGATATGCAATTTGATAAAACTTTTATTGAACCACTCACACCAATTCTTGACGCTGTTGGTTGGTCGGTTGAAGATAGAGCAACGTTAGAGGATTTCTTTGGATGACAAATATTAATATTACAACAAGTCCAACAGGACGAAGCCCAGAAAATAAATACTTTTTTGGAGAAAAAACAAAGTGTTTAGACAAGACTCGACCAAAGTATTATAAAGTTGGAGAAATGGAAGATTTTCTTCAATTTGCAGATTTGATGATGCCTAGGCTAATATCAGAACATATTTATAGAAAACCATTATATCTTGAAACATGTAATATCAGATTTAAAATAATTACTAATGACGCGAGACATGAGCAATTTGTCAAGAATATGTTTGATGTATTGCCTGATGGGTTTGATCCTCAAGTTTATCCACATAGCGCACATGATTCTGATTGGACGATTTGGCATAACACAGAATTAAAGGTCGATGAACCAAAAATCTATGTAAATCTTGATACTAAAACTATGTTAATTGCTGGAACAACATTTCTAGGTGAAATCAAAAAAGGTATATTTGGTATAGTTAGTTTTGAACTACCAAGATATGATATTTTACCAATGCATTGTAGTGCCTTTACATATAATGATACAACTAATTTAATGTTTGGATTAAGTGGTACTGGTAAAACTACTCTTAGTAGCGATCCGGATTATAGATTAATTAGTGATGACGAAGTATCTTGGAATCATGATGGAATTGAAATGATAGAAACTGGTTGTTATGCAAAGAGTGAAGGGTTAACACCAGAGACACATAAGACTATATTTGATGCAGTAGAAAAAGCAAGATCAGAAGATTGCTTAGTTGTAGAAAATCCAGGTGTACCAAACGCAAGATTAAGTTATCCTATCACTTGTGTTGAAAACGCGTATCATGAACCTCAACAATTTAATCATCCAACTAATATCTTTTTTCTTACTATGGATGCAAAAGGCGTGTTTCCTCCGGTATCTAAAATTTCTGGTGAGACTGTACGACGTTTCTTTGAAACTGGATATACGAGCCAAATGCCTGGAACTGAACAAGGAGCAACAGAAATCAAGCCACTCTTTAGTCCATGCTATGGCTCACCTTTTATGCCAAGACCGATACATGTTTATAGTGATTTACTAATGAGTAAAATTAATGATAATAAATGCAACGTATATTTAATCAATACGGGAATGGATAAAGAAGGCAAGCGATATCCATTGGACTTTACTAGAAATTGTGTCAAGGGAGCTATTAGACGTGGTACTCATGACGATAGTGAAAGTGTGTTAAACATTCTAGAAAGCTTAATAAATGATTAATTTTATTTTTGATGTTGATGGAACCCTTACTCCAAGCAGAAGTAAAATGGATGAGGAGTTTTCAAAGTTTTTCTTTGATTTTTGTTGTTTAAATAAAGTATATTTAGTAACAGGTAGTGATATTCAAAAAACACGAGAGCAGGTTGGAGAAGTCATTTGGGGAATGACTAAGCGTAACTATCAATGTTCCGGTAATGACGTATGGGAACGTGGTAAGAATATTCGTACTTCT